CTTTGTAATTCATTAAGACATCTTCTCCAATCTGGAAAGAACTTCATAATTAATTCTGCAACAACTCTTTCTTCAAAGTTTACATTCTCTGATTTAAGAACATTGTTTATACTTTGTAAAAACTGTTTAGCAAGAACTGGTTTTTCTGAATTAGGAATATTAAATTCAACGACACTACAACGACTATGTAAAGGTTCTATAATTCTATTCTTAAAATTACAAGTCAGAATAAATCCACAGTTCTTATGAAACTCTTCTATCATTCCACGAAGTGCAGGTTGTGTTGATTGAGCATTTAGATAATCTGCCTCATCAATAATGATAAACTTTCTTTTACCTTCTAACGACATTGTAGAAGCAAAGTTTTTCATCTTGTTACGAAGAACATCAATACCTGATTCTTCTGAACCATTGATAAGTATGTAATCATAACCTATCTCTTCTAACATAGCTTTTGCTACTGTTGTTTTACCAACACCAGGGCCACCAGTTAATAATAAATTAGGTATACCATTCTTTACAAACTCACTAAAAGTCTTTTTAAGATTTTCAGGCAATACGCAATCGTGTATAGTTTTAGGCCTATACTTCTCTACCCAAAGGAAAGTCTTTTCCATTTAACTCTCCTATGCGTTGTATGTAGATTCTGGTTCTAGTGCGATAAAATATGATACATCTAAATTCTTATGTGTAAAATAAGAAATACCTTTTGATGATACTTGTACTTTATAATCACCAGGTAATAGTTTTAGATTTTCTACTTTGAAATAAAATTCAAAGAATGCAGATGCACCACTACCGATTGTAATTGCAAAGTCATTAGATGCTTTGTTCTTTTTATCTTTTACTTTTAATTGTATTGTGCTATCTTTTTGACCAGTTAATACTAAATCAGTAACACCAAGTGTACCAGCAGCAGTAATTACTTTCTTTAAATTTTCTTCAGTAAATTCTACTTCTACATCAACTGATGGCATTTTGATTTCTTTATCAACTGTAACAATTACAGATGGGTCTGAATAGTGATATTTGCAACTAGAAGAATTATCTTCTTCTGCGATTGTCATATACTTATCTGAGAATGACAATATAGGTTCTTTGAATAAAGACATCGCTGCAAGATATTCGTTTAAGTTATAGATAGGTATCTCTTGAGAAAACTCATCTGGAACAGTTGCAGAAGCAACAATGTTCTTCATAGCAGAAACAGTTTTTAATTGATTACCTTGTTTGATTAAAATATTTTGATTTATTTGAGAATAGTTTTTAAGTATCTCTTTTGTTTGATTGCTCAATTTCATTTTTGTTCATCTCCAAATCATTATTATGTATAGCAATTATTGCATAATGAATTATCTTCATTAAGTCTACTCTATTCTTACCGGCCTTTCTACCATAACGCTGGGCATATTTCATAATGTTACCAATACAAAAACCCTCACCGTGGCCAGAGTCTATAATAAACTCAGTAGATTGAAATTTGTTTCTACTGTAATGTTCACCATATGTTTGGTCAATGTAAGTTTTCAATTCGTTAAGTATTTTGCCTTCAGAATATTTGTAGTTCATAAGTCCATTATAAAGTAAAGGTGGGGCTTTGTCAACCCCACCGATAAATTTATTTTACTTGTATCGTTTGAGGTTTTTTGTGGTCGGGTACAATTCGCTCTAACGCAATGTATAACATTCCGTTTTCCATCTTTGCACCTTTCACTTTCATCTCATCTGATAAAGTAAAACTTCTTTTGAAACCTCTATGAGAAATACCCTTATGTATCATAGTTGTATTCTCATCTATTTCTTCTTCTAATTTTTTAGAAGAAACAGTTAAGGTTCCTTCCTTTAGTTCAATATCAATGTCTTTTTTGGAATAACCAGCCAAGGCCATCTCAATTTGATAGTTGTAGTCATCATTTTTGACTATGTTATATGGTGGGAATCCACCATTTGTTGTGTGAAAGTCAGTATCAAAAAGTCTATCAAATAGACTATCAAAACCAACTGTGTATGGTGTTAACCTATTACGGTCTAATGTTGCTAAAGTATTCATATCTATCTCCTTCTTTAAGCAAGATTAATATTTGAGTCCCAAAAGGCAACTCATAAAGTTAGGGTTTTTTATAGAGAACCCTATAACTCTATTTATTTATGACACTAGGGTAGGTATATTATATTGTGTCATTGAGAAGTCTTATGAACGGCTCCTCATTTATATTTATAATACTATATATATTTAAATTTGTCAAGGGTATCAATTATTTAAAATAATACTTCTCTTTTTTTATATAGTTTTTTTATTCTGTTTTCAGTTAACCATAAACTGGGTGAATAATTTCTACCTTGTTTTGTTAAGTATGGTTTATTAAATCTTGATAACTTACAAAAATCATCATAACTTGTTGCATTAGAGTATAAAACAGCACTAACTATATCAACTTGTTTTTTGTTCTCATCATATATAAATTTAAGCAAAAATAAATTTTTACGAATTTTAAGCCAAGTATCATCATACGCTTTTCTAGGATTATTTCTATCAAAAGAAGATAACCAAACACTAACTGATTTTTCTATATCAGAAATATTTTTAATTTTTTTAGTTTTTAGCTCACTTCCTTTAGCATCAGGATTTATACCTTTATCTGAGGTTTTAAATTTATCGGGTAATTTACCAAGAACTAAAGATTCTATGTGTTTACCAGGTTTACCTGCATCACCACCTCTACTATTAGATTTTACTTTTTCATAACAAGACCAATCAAATGGTTGAGTACCTTTAACAGATAATACACTTTCTATGATAAAGTCTTTTGCTTGATTATGGACTTGCATCTAAAACCTCATCTACTTTATCTATATTTTCTCTTAATGCTTTCAATAAGCCTTTAGGCTGATTAAGTACAAAAGTCGTTTTTAATTTTTCAACAATCTTATTAAATTGTTCTTCATTTGAAATTAATTCTGAAAATACTACATCTAATATTCTTGAATAGTCAGCACTTCTACTTGTTGTATTTTCTGTATTGATACTATTCAAATCAATGGTTCCAAGTTCTTCTCGTACTTTTTGTACTACATTGATAATTTGATTATCAATTTCTGTATTAATACTATAAGTTTTAGTATCGGTTTGGGTTGCTGCCTCTGTCATAATATAATCCTTTCAATAGAGGTTGCTATTATAACTAGTATATCACTCAATTTTAATAAGTCAAGTGATATACCAATTTTTTTTTATTAAGTCGCTTCAGCCATCTCTAAAGCGCTGTTCAAAGCTTTCAACTTTAGTCTTCTATTTCTACCATACCAAGCAGAAGAAAGTCTACCATCAGTTGAATTACCTTGTAAGTGGTCGGTACTATAAGTGATAGCATTAAATGCCTGCCACCAAGAACCTTTTGCATAATTCGCACCAGGTTGTGTTTCAATCAACTCAAATGCTCTCTTAGCATTTACAGTTGTAGGAACTTTAGGGTCTCTATCTTCTTTTTTAATTTTAGAAGGATAGATAGTTTCAAGATACTCAACCAATCTTTCTGTCGTATATCTTTTACTACCAAGAAACTCTGCCATAGTTTTATAATTTTCAAGTTTCTCTCTAGCGATACCTAATTGTTCTTTAACCATCTCAGGATTAAATTCTTTCCTGTGAGATAGTGTAACCATCTTATCACTTTTTTGGCTAAGAGATAAAGTTAAAGTATTATTACAAACAACCCTAATAGGTGTCATTCTAATATCAATAGCTTTACCAAATTTATGTGGATTAGAAAACAACATATAGTTTTCTACTCTATCACCTTTGAATAATTCAAACCCTTGTTTAATTTTTGCAAGAGCCCAAACAATCTTTCCGTCTTGTAATGAACCTGCAGTGTGCATTTCCATATCACCTGCTTCTACATACTCAGAAAAGAAATCAAAAGCTTCTTTGTTTTGTACTGGATTCCAACCTTCACCTACATGCGGTGCTAAGATTTTATTATCAGAACTTCTTACCAATGAATAAGAACCAGTAGGTCTATACCCACCAGGTTTATCTTGACTAATTGGTAAATTTACCATTGATGGAATCTTTTGAACTTGCCAATCTAATTGTGCTTCCTTCATAAAATCATCTGTTGATAAATCATTTGGTACTTTCGTACCTAGACCATGCCAAGGAACTTCCCCTGCATATGCCATTGTTTCTACTGCTGCTACCATAATTTGTTTCTCCTTTCAATAACAGTTTTCTTATTTTATTATTATAACATGCTTTGAGTGCATGTCAACCCCAAAGCAAAATTAAATTTCATATCTTCTAAGTTCACTTCTTATCATCTCAGAATAATGTTTTAACCAACCTTTTGATTGTTTATTAAGATTATAAGTTGAATCATCTTGACACTTCTTTTCCATAAGATATGCAATACCTTTTAAATTTTCTAGTGCTAATTGTTTATTTGTTTTCATATTTACCTTTCACTATATCTAATTTTTTAATTTCTTCTCTACCTAAAACTAAGTATTTGTCTTTGTCTGCATCATAAGCAGTAAATGTATCATTAGGACCATTTGAAGATTTAAGATAACAATATCCTGTATTAACACATATTCTACAATCTTCTAGTGTTTCATACCAACAATGATAACCTGGTTCAGGCATATCAAATGTTAAACCAGCTAACGCCATATCACTTACATTAAATATTTCTAATTGTTTCATTATACACACTCCTCAATATATTCCCAAGTCAATACTGGATTAAAATCATATTTTTTACATATATTACAGAATTCTTCGTAATATTCACCATCAGGATACTGACCAGCCAACATAGCATTATAGTTGTTGACTAGATTTTTCATCTTAATTTTATCTTCTTTCCAAATTTCATTATACATTTTTTTGTCCTTTCTTTCTTAACTTTATGTCTTTATATTACTATGCTTTCATAACATTGTCAAGGGTTATTTGCAATTATTTGGTATTTTATTTGTGAATATAGTCTATACAATAGTATATCTTTTACTATATAATGATATAGACAAGCCATAGGAGATTCAAATGAATTTGTTTACGATTACAATGTCAGTATTCACAATATTAATGAGTATAGGAATGGGAATCAACTAAAAAAAAAGGGGACCAAAGTCCCCTTTTCTATGTAATGTAAGGTAGTAATAAATACCCTACAATGCCAATCGCAATCCACATAATTTACTCCATAGATAT